GTTCTTTCTAGTTGTGAGTTAAGAAGCATAGCCTCTGTAGCAGCCGTAGAACCCGCAGCAACCGCAGAAGTGGCAACACCAGCACTTAGGATAGAAGCACCACCACGATACGTTTTATATGCTGTACCACCGACCGGGATAAGATTAATAGGATCAGCCACAGCAGCAACCATTGTTGCAGCAATACCACCTTTTGCTAATGTGTCTCTATCTGCTCGCTCTCTTGCAAACTGTCGTCTAGTAGCTTCAATCTCTTCTGAGTTGTCAGCTAGCACAGCAGTCTCAAGAAACTTTTCATCTAGCTTTTCATCCTCGGTCAAATAGTCCATAGGATTAAAATCAGGGTTAGTTACTTGTGAGTCTGGTAGATTTCCATCTTGAGCAAGGTATGAGCCTAGCGTGTTCTCAAGACGATAAGCGGCTTCTAACTGCTTACCAAAACTCGGTTCTGGCTGTTCAGCTTCAGGAATAGATACACCAATAGCTTTAGATAGCGGCGCATGTTGATCAGATTCAATAAACGGCATTATAGAGACTCCAATCCACTGCGTAGTATTTGCTCATTTTTAATCTGTCTTTGCATGTGCTGTTTGCGTCTATCCAGTGCTTGAGTTGCGTTTTCAGTCTTGCGTCTTTCTAGTTCGCCCTGCATATCTGGTGCCCATCTAAACTTGTCAGAATAGGTAAATAGCTCACCGTTAGGCTGAATAACTTTAACTCTGTAGTCCGGCTTTCCTAATGACGCTTTACGTGCTGTTTCATCATCGGACACTAGAATAATATTCTCTCTCGGAATGTCAGAAAAGTTATCAGTATTAACGTCAGATACCAACTGATCCATGATGTATTCGTTATCACCATCGGCTGGCGTGTAATATTGATAAGGCGAGTACTTCATAACCTTACCTTCAAACTCTGACCAATTACGCTGAATAACACCTTTAGCGGCATCTTGCGCTTGGGTATCATCCATTCCTGCTAGGCGGTAAGCCTCGTACGCATCATGATATTCCTTACCCATTTGAGGTAATGTCATTGCATCAGGTTCAGGACCAACACCAAAGAAGTTGGTATAAACTGCACCAGCTTTATCTTGTGACCAATCAACTGGGTTTTTAATTTCTTCTTTCAATGCAGACTTGACCGCATCAATACGAGCTTTGTCTCGTGGATCAGTTGCTTGTATACCTAGTCTTACCGCCTCTTCAGGCTCCATATTAGCCATCAGATCAGTTGTAATCTGAGCAAATGCTCTTTCATTAGGAGATACAATATCTTCTGCAACACCTGGTGTTTCATCCAGTCTATCAACCATCTGCGCGGCTTCAGCCATTAATTCAGGATTGCCCGAACGAATGAATGAAGATGTTTGATTTTTAACTGATGACGGAACCACTTTCAAGGCATCAATGTATTCAGCGGTAACCGCTTGTCGTTGCTCTGGTGGCAAACTCTCAATCTGAGGCAATACGCGCTCTTGGTAATATTGATCAACAGCCTTAGCATTAACTACTATTCGCTCGTCACCCGCTACGCGAGATTCAATATCAGCAAAGTTTTGTTGCTTCTCTAACTCTTTCTTAGTGGCTTGAGCTTCTTTAACCTGTCTATTTAGCTTTCGGTTAAGTGTTGCTTGCTGATCTATAATGTATTTATCCCACTGATCCGGCGTCCAGCCTTTAGGCACTGCAGTTGAGATGCGGTCAAGCTCTTCAAATGCAGCTTCGAACCCTTCTGATTCTGCTAGATCCTCAAACTTACCTTTATTTTCCTGCTCAATAGCTTCACGCTGCAAACCCTTGAAAGCTTCATTAGCCTCTTCTTGGGTCATAAACTCAGCTTCTACAGCCTGGTTAAGATGGCCTCTAGCCTCCTGTAAACTTAGCTTTGCTGATTCCATGTCACCAGCACGAGCCAATCTGGCAGCATCTTCACCAATATTGGTAATTGCTTCATTGGTCTGACTAATGCTATCTGCACGCTGCTTTTCAAACTGGTTGTTAGCTACACGTATCTGAGCGCCAGTAGCGTACTGATCAAATTGCTGTAGGACTTGAGGCAATACAGACGGATCCACTTCTTGCTCAAGCGCTGCACGCACACCACTAGCCATTTCAGTAAATGACGTTACATCATCAGGATTGGAGCGCTCTAGCTCGGCTAAGTCTTTACGGACATCATTTGACAGTCCAGCCATGTACTGAGCACGCAAACCTTTATTAAAAGCCTTTGCAGTGGTGCGACCAAAGAACACATCCTCATCTTTGAATTGTGGCTTTTCCCCTGGCTTAAATGCCGCCTGACCCTCTTGGATTGCTTGCTCGGTAGCTTCTTGCTCGGCTGCTTGTAGGAATTGGTTACGGATACCCTCAAACTTTTGACCAAGCGCCATTAAGCCGCCAGCTGCACCGGTGCGAGTACTACCAATTTGTAGCTGTTCTGTTTGATCGAATCTCTGAACCATGCTACTTCCCTTGAGTCATTAGGCCTGCTTGAGCGCCTGTTTGTAATAGACTGGTTACAGCTTGTGCTTGCGCTTGTTTCTTAGCAATCTTACCACGAGATCTAGCAGCAGAAGCACCAATACTAGCCTCTAATGCTCCACGTTCTTTGGCCTCCTCAGCTCTGCGTACATCTTCTTCAATAACAGAAAGAGGTGAGCCTTCAAACGAAATACCACCCGCACCGGTCACGGCTGACTGAGATGATAACGCACGGGCCAGTTGCTCTTTACGATCGGCCTCTCTAGCTGCCTCTTGAGTCTCGATAGCTTTAGCCTCTGTCTTACCTTCAAGAGCTGCTATTCGACCTGCTGATACTTGCTGTGCTGCACCTAAGAGGCCAGCTCCACCCGCTGCTACCAATGCTGCTGTTGCCATTATACTTTTACCTCTAAATCTAGTGCTAACACCGTCATAGGAAACGGTGTATCTTGAGTAATTGTCACTTGGGCTTCTAATGACCAACCGTGCAAGAATATTCGTTTATATCCTGTTTGGGGTGCTGGCGGGTCAAACTGGTTGACACCTGTTTGTTTGTCCGACAATCTTTGCCCGTTAACAATGATACCATTAGACTCATTAATACGAATAGCGCATCTAAGAATTCGTTTCTTTTGTGCCGAGTTAGGCCCGTTATTTAAATCAACATTAAAAGGCATTGTCTTAATGACAGGCTGATACTCTAACCCAACCTCAACCGACTCATTATCAGCTTCCCGGTCCAATGTGATCTGACCACCAGAAACAACTTGATCAGATTGCGCAGTACCGCCAAGCTTAACCTTTACAGTTTTGCCGTTTAAGTGTGATAACCCAGTAAAAACTGTTCCAGTAAATGACGGGTCGTAAACCGCTGAATCTGTATTAAGTATGTTGTCTACGATATCTAAGTCATAAACAGAATCGCGCTCAACCAATAGATACAAGGTTTGGTCAACCACAGCAACAGATTGAACTTTTCCCTCTGTTTGCCAACGAGTAAATGCCTGAACACCTTCGAATGATTGAGTATTGAAGACTGTCAAAGAGCCGTCACTACCAACCATGTACACGTAGTTTGCGTCACTTTCGCTTGTACCCTGGCTTGTGTACATCTGGATTGGGTCGTTAATCAAGTGAGGCGCAAGCAATGACATTGATCTAGATTCGTTAGATTGGAACTCATCTAGGAATTGGAATTGATACACAGCGTTGCCCGTACGCTGAATAAACATGGTTAAACCTTCAATAAATACCGGTCTAACACGCTTTGATCCTAGATTAGTCTGAGGTGTTACAGTAATCCCTGCTGGGGTAATTGGCGACTGAGGAATATAAAACTCTGCACCTGTTGTAAATACTTGTAATGCCCTGTTGCTTACGATACCAGTGACCGCATTAACTTGATCAGTAGCCAAAGTAACGTCAATAGACTCATCATCTCTTGCTCTGCCTTTATCAAAATCAAACGGTTCACCTACGCGAGACCCCCATAAGGTAGAAGGGCGAGACTGTGAACCGCCAAACCAGAGTCGTGATTCATGAAATGTACATGTTCTAGGCCATCCTCTTGTGGCACTCCACACATCTTCTTCGCGGCTTGATCCTGTTTGAATTCGCGTGGTGGTTGTTCCGGCGTTTGGGTCTGGTGCATTTACAGCTTGAACAACAAGCAGGTTCCAGTCGTTAGCCGATGCGCCAGCAAACTGAATCTCAATAGTTCCACCTGGATTAATAACAGATGTCGTAATGCCTGTTGATCCAGTGTTGGGGAGCCTTTGTAACTCCTCTGCCATTTGGTTGGCTGTGTCACCTAAATCGCCTGAGTTATAGGTTATTTCGTCTGTCAAAATACCCTCTAATGACAATTTAAACGTGTTGCCATTAAAGAAGAATGCAAAGTTTATTTGCTGGATTTCTGTGGTAGGCGTTGGGCTTGATGCATCATTAAAATCAAACTGAGGGATATTCAGAAATGGTGCGGAATTAATAGTCCATGCAACATTAGACGTCCGCTGAATAACCTGTGGTTCAACTTCGGGGTGAGTAATAATAATAGTGTCTGCAGATTGAATGTAATCAAACTCACGAATCTTTTCTATCGTGTCGTATGGTGTGGCAATCGTGGTTTGTAATGCACCATCAAGATAGACGCGCATATTGTTAACAGTGAACACCAATAGATAATTCTGCTCTGTACTGAAAGAGAAAGCCTCTAACCGACCATCGCCTAATTGAGTGTCTACATACTGAGTGCCAGGACGCTTCTTTAATCCACCTTGTGGAATAGACAGAACATTAGTCGCTTCTTGAACTGCCTGATAATACATGGCCAGATCAGTACGACCATACAAAAGAGGGGATAGTTCCCCCTTAGTAAAATTAGATTGAGCTTTCCAGATTCCACCCATAGTTAACGCCTAATTACTCCGAAGCCACTGTAGCCAAAACGCGCCTCGATGAATGGTGATGATGTAATTGCCTGTTGTGGATATTGTTGTGAGTCCACGTTCGAAGCTTGCGCAAGGTGTTGGTTTGCCTTTTGTTGGTATAACTGGTTTTTGTTTTCATCTTCAGTTACCGATATAGCAAATTCAGAAGCTAACTTATACTCAAGCGCCTTAACAAAGTGAGGCGGCAATAGCGATTCAGGTACATCATAAACATACCGAGCCAGCAATTGAGGCTCATTGGTATAAACCAACTGACCAACAATCTCATAATCTGCCCCTTTTGGCATAATCTCCCACAACCTGATCAAGTCAGTAGGTAATTGGTATGCGTACTTATAGTTAGTCAAGCTATCTGGCTGTTGCGTTAACTGAGATAGGAATTGCTCTTTTAAGGCAAACGTCCAAGGGTGATAACTTAATGCCATTTCCTTGGTGATAGGATACAGGTTAGCCGCTGCTTGTGCGCCCGCACCTGGATCTTGAAATGAGTTAATAGGTTCATCACCTATAAGAAGCAAAGCGTTCGATGAGATATCAATAGCACTAGCCATAATGATTCCTATAGGGCGGGGAGAGCGAACCCTCCCCTAGAGTGACATTAAGCGAAGTCGTTAGCAGAAGCTACAGTAGCAGCGCCAGCAGATACGCTCATCTTCAAGAAGCTAGTTCCATCAGTGCCAGTAGCTAGGATAACGTCTCCGTCAGTTAAACCTAGACCGCCAGTGGTAGAAGCAGCATCATCGAAGTAGTTTGCACCTTTAATGGTTACAAGTGTGTCACTTGCGCTGTCGTAAGAGAAAACGCGAGATGCATCACTGTTTGCCATTGCAGATTGCGGAACAAATGTATTAGCAGTAAAAGCCATAATTAATTCTCCTTAAACTACTACAGTTTCATCGTAACCGATACGAACGATACCAGCGTTCTCACGAACAACAGCACCAGCTTTAAGCATACCGTTAGCAAGCCATGAAGTTTTGTGAGCTACCCAATCGATAGTCGTCTTCATGTCAATACCAACTGCATAACCGATTGCTTGTTTGTGGTATGCAAACGCTTTACGGTCTGAAGTTGAACCAGGGAGACCACCCTCAACACGGTTGCCAATAATGCAGAAACGGAAGCCCATGTAAGTTGTATCTTCAAGAGTACCAGATACAAGCGCTTTCAGGGTGTTAAAGTCAGAGCTGGTTACTTCTGGATCACCTAGAAGTTGCTCAACACCCGCTGCTGTAACAGCTAGAGTGCGGTCTTCGTCATCAACGTTACGAGCTGTCAAACCAGACATAGCCGCTGCACGTAGCTTAGCAACTGTTAGAGCTGCTGCGCCAGCAACAATATCTAGGCCAGTGTCAGGATCAGCTGCACCCGGAGTTGTTGAGTAAGTACCGTTAGCCATTGCGTCAATGATTATTTGGTCTTCACGGCGCGCTAGAGCTTTAGCAATTGTTTTAGCTAGCTCTTGCTTTTCATCAAAGTTAACTTCAGCTTGGTCGAAGATGTCCGTATATTCCGGTGCATTCCAGTTCTCAAGCGTAGCAGTTTGGCGACCGTGGGAAATATCCATTGGTGTTACATCTGCTTGAGTAGCTTTCTGGTTTGCCAGACCTTGACCCATACGGGTGAATTTGTAGGCGTCACCTGTAACATTGGTGCGAAGTGCTACCGTGTTACGAAGTTTACCCATTCCTTGATATTCGTGTTTTACTTCACTGTCAAATTCTTGAACAGCTGCATTTGAAAGAAACTTAGACATAATTGTCTCCTAAAGTCTTAATCTTTGCTTAGCTTGATCAAGGTGCCGAATTCGGTTTGATCTTGCTAATAAATAACAAAATCCTTGAATCCGGCCTCTAGGAGGGTATCGGCGATAGGAATAGTTGTATTATTGTAGAACAGTCCTACAGTGTCAACTTTACTTCGTCTTGCCTTTTAGTATCTTGTTTGCCTTGGCATCAATACGAGCTTTCTGTCTGCTGCGTTTAGCTTGGCCATGTTAAACCCTCGTATCTACAATTGCATCTAATGCCGTTTGCGTAACTGCGCTCTCTATTAAGTAAATATAGCCAGACTCACCATAAGAGTTGTCTGCATTTTGTTGAGAGCCAGCAATGTAAGCCCCTCTATCTAATAACGCTTGATAGCAGGCATCCACATCAGCCGAGGTATAAAGAGCCACTGGATGACCAGACACGCCGCTTGCAGCTTGTGGTAGTGTTAAAATACCGTCCTTAACGTCATCTTTTAAATTTCTTAATCTGTGTCGCTCTTCATGATCAAGGTTTACTGGACCAACATCTGTTGCTGAGTCACTAGGACGCATGAAAGTGAACCCCTCAAACTGTAATTGCTCGGTCTTTTCTTTGATCTCTTGTATGCGCCCTTCTTTATTTGAGTACAATGACCCATCTACCGCCCTATCAACAGCAATTAATGTGTTCGTGTAACTCTCAGTCGTATCAACAACTACAGTTGACCCGTCATAACTGAAGGCTGCTTTTGTATCCAATTCATACAAACTGTGCTCTAAGGCATGAATATTGGAAATGGTCTTGTTCTCATATACGTGCTCAGTCATTGCTAACCTTCCTCAAGTATAAGCGGCGGTAGTAAGTATAAGCTGTTCGGCCTATTTGATCTGTACTGAATTGAAAGTCAATGTCATAAGTCCCTACAGTCAACTCAACCTCAGTAAATGCATGAGTTGTCATTCTCACACTTGAGTTAAAGTTAGTACCACCCATGTACTGGTAGCACCTCAAGTCAGTATTCTCTACACCATCAATTCTAACCCGCGCTCTATGCAGACTATTTTTTCGATCTTGACTCCATTGATAAATAACACCTAGCTCATAAGTTCCAGCTGCATCAACAATAAAGTTTTTTTGCAGTGCATCACCACCCAAGAAAAATGATGTGGTGCTCTTTGCTAGTGTATTAGTGGCTGAGACGCCATCTCTTAAGAATCTAATACCAGTTTGAAACGGGAATACAGATATATCCGCATTGTCATCTATAGGGCTGCCAGGAACTAACACCTCGACATAAAGGGTATACCAATCACCATTATCAACAGGACGTTGAAGAAGTTTAAAGATTAAACCCTGTTTAGCGTCAATGTAATTTGAGATAACACCAAAGTCACCAGGTACACTTCTATCAAACAAAGACGAAATATCAGTACCTTTTTCTGTAAGTTTATGAGCGTACACCTCAGTAATCAATGAGTAGTCGGTGTTGTCAAACCTTACAAAACCTTGGCCAGGATTGCTTGGTGTAGTGTCAGTATCAAAGTTGTAGATTGGCTGGCCGCTAATCTCTGTAGAGTTTTTCCACTCTCCGGCTGTACGAACTGATAGCAAGCCTGCTGGTGCGTCTGAAATACCACTATTACCACCATAAAGCTCAATAGTAAAACCTGCGTCGGCATCACCTATAAAAATACCAAGGGTCTTACTGTCTACAGCTTCAATAATAATAAAATCACCTTCGGTTAATTGATTTCGCTTATCAGCAAAATAATCCAAGGCAATAATGGTGTTTATAGGGTCAGGGCTTCGGTATGTCCATAATTTAGGACTATTACTGTTAGCCTGTGACGCCAAAGGCGTAAAAGTTTTTTGTGTGAATGGCATGGTATCCCCCAATCCTGATAATATTGTCGTGCCTTCTAAGGTTTAAAGAGGGATGTGGGGGCATCCCT